AACGGAACGGATATAAGTTTACGTTCAATCTTTGAAGTGATTGGAGAATGTAAAGAAAAGATAAGGGTTAATTGTGGTGATGACTATTTAGATTTAATTAATAATGATTTAGAATTGATATGAATTTTAAGAACATACTTGAATTATTAGAAAACGAACTTGAAAGACGTCAAGAACGAGCAAAAGAGTTTTACGGAATGTTTTGCCAACTTGAAAAAGAAAACAAAAAACTACAAAAAGAAAACCAAACACTTAGAAACGATTTAAAAGAATTAAGCGACTTATGGCACGAAAAAAAGCACAAGGATTAGGAGATACAATCGACCAAATCACAACAGCAACGGGAATCAAAGCACTTGTTAAATTTGTAGCAGGAGAGGATTGCGGTTGCGACCAACGAAAGGAAGCTTTAAACAAACTATTTCCTTATTCAAAACCTAACTGTTTAAGCGAACAAGATTACAACTTTCTAAAGGAATTCTTTGAAGTCACAAGGGGTTCGGTTGTTCCAACAGTTCAATACCGATTAAACCAAATTTATACAAGTACGTTTAACAAGAACGCTGAATTTACAAATTGTGGCAGTTGCTTGTTAGATAGGATTAGTGAACTAAAAAAAGTATTCGACCAATATGTTCAAGAGAACGACAGCAATAAATAGAATAAAAGCAATGAAGTCTCGTATCCGAGTGATACAAGGTGGGACTTCTGCCCTTTATCCCCTACTTAGCAATAGGTAGGGGAGACAATGCAGGAAAAACATACGCTATCATTCCAATATTGATAGACCGAGCAATCAAAGAACAACGTATAAAAATAACCGTTGTTGCAGAAACTTTGCCAGCAGTAAAAGAGGGAGCGTTAGATATTTTCAAAACGATAATGGTTGAAACAAACCGTTGGATTGAAAACAATTGGAACGCTTCAGCATTAATTTACACTTTTACAAACGGTTCACGAATGCAGTTTAAATCATTCGATTCAGACGGTAAAGCAAAAGCAAGCGGAAAGCGTGATATTCTATTCCTTAACGAAGCAAATCATATTCCTTTTATTATCGCAGATGCTTTAATGATTAGGAGTGCTGAAACTTATATCGACTTTAATCCTGATAACGAATTTTGGGTGCATAGTGAAATATTACCACAGCATAACGCAGAATTTCTATTGCTTACTTATTTAGATAACGAGGGAATTTCAAAGGAAACGCTCGAAGATTTAATGATTAAGAAAGAGAAAGCGAAAACGTCTAATTATTGGGCGAATTGGTGGCGTGTTTATGGAGAGGGGCAAATCGGAAACTTACAAGGGGTTGTATTCAGCAACTGGCAAACAATAGACACTATTCCAAACGAAGCTCGTTTATTAGGAATTGGATTAGACTTCGGATATACCAACGACCCGACAAGTGCGATTGCAGTTTACAAGTGGAACGATAAAAGAATTGTTAAAGAATTGTTTTACCGTACCGGAATGGTTAACGGTGACATCGCAAACGCACTACCAAAAGATGCGGTTATTTATGCGGATTCAGCAGAACCGAAATCCATTGAAGAAATAAGACGCAGGGGTTTACAAATTTACCCTGTAACGAAAGGCAAGGATTCAATTAACTACGGTATTGACGTAATGCAACAGCAAGAGTACTTAGTAACTTCGGACAGCACAAACCTAATTAAAGAACTTCGGGGTTACTGTTGGGACGTTGATAGAACGGGAAAAACAACTAACAAACCGCAAGGTGGAAACGATCACGCTATTGACGCACTTCGTTACCACGAAATGGAATCTATAAGCACGAACAAGGGCGTTTACAACATTTATTAGACTTTGTAGTTTATAAGGTATGAGACTTGAAATAAACATACCAACATCGATTGCAGAAATACCACTTAGTGCCTATCAAAAATTCGTTAACGTTTCTCAAAATAGTGACGATGAGGATTTTTTGATGGAGCAAATGGTGCAATGTTTCACGGGTTTAGAATTGAAGTCAATCGCTAAAATGCGAATGACCGATTTAACTGAATTAATAATTTCCCTTACAAAAACATTAGAAGCTGAGGGAACGTTTCAACAACGATTTAAAATCAAAGATTTGGAGTTTGGTTTTATTCCAAATTTAGAAGAAATTAGTTTCGGCGAATACGTGGATTTGGAAAAGTACTTGCAAGACGTTTCTACATTTCACAAAGCAATGGCGGTTATGTATCGACCTATTAAGGAAACTTTTAAAGACCGCTATTCAATTCACGAATACAACGGAAGCGATGAATACAGCGACTTAATGAAGTTTGCACCGCTACAAATCGTTAAGGGTGCGAATGTTTTTTTTTGGACTTTAGAAAAAGACTTATTGAGAGCTACCCTGACATTTTTGGAGACGGAGACAACGCAGGAAATGAAAACTCACTTAGCGAAAGAACTCAATTTGGAAAGCAGTGGGGGTGGTATGGAAGCCTACATGTACTCGCTCAAGGCGACATTACAAGATTCGATGACATCACCAAGTTGGGACTCCGCAAATGCCTCACTTTTCTCACGTTTACAAAACAAAGCGATGACTTACAGCAACGAGAATTTAAACGCTTAACGAAATGAGTCAAGACGAAAGAGCAAAAGCACTTCAAAAGTTCGTTGACGGCGTTGTAAAACAAGCAAGAACGAATTTAACGAAACGTAAAAAGAACGCTTCTAAGAAACTTTATAATTCGATTAAAGGCGAAAGCAAGGTTTATCTAAATTCTATTCGCATAGGCTTTCAAATGGAAGATTACGGGTTCTTTCAAGACCAAGGAGTTAAAGGTGCAAACCCAAGTAAGGTTTCAAAGAATGCAAAGATAAGAGGACAACAAGCACCCAATAGTCGTTTTAAATTTGGTTCTGGAAATTATGCAGGAAGTTGGCAAAGTTTTGTTACAAACATTGAAGTTTGGGCAAAGCGAAAAAATATAAGATTAAGAGACGAAGAAGGCAAATATAAAAAAGGTAATTATAGAACAATAGCGCAAATAATAGCAGGAAATATTTACAATCGTGGTATTAAGCCAACGATGTTTTTTAGTGATGCAATCGAAACGAGTTTAAAGAAATTACCAACTGAATTAATTAACCCTTATGTATTAACCGTCAGTAATATTATTGACATAGCAATAAAAGAAAATGTACGCAAGAACGCCGTTTTTAGTTCAAGTAAATGAGGCAGGGCAAACTGGTTCAAAGGTAGAATTGTTTATTAGTTTAACATCTACTTTTCCTGCAACGCCAACTTATACACTTGAAAAGAATAATCCAAGTGCAACGAATAACGTTACACGATACAACGTCACTCCGTTTGTTCGTGAATTTATTAGTAACACGTATCAGAACATTAGAACGTTACCGAGTACAGCAACGTTAACACCAAGTGGAGCGAGCGCATACATTCAGATTAAGCGTTATAAAAACGTTTCAGGAACTTACACTTTATTAGATACAAGAACTTACCGCTCGTTTGACGGTTACCGTGCCTATACTGATAGTGGCGGTTTAGCAGTTTTGCCGTGGAATAATGAAGTAACAACTTACAATAGTGCTTTTCCTTTGTTTTCCTATCCAACGGGAATGGTTTTTTACTATCCAGCAACAAGCGGTACAACCGTACCGAGTGGATTACTTTCACCTGGTTATTTCACAGCGTTTATTGGAATTTCAGCGTATGTAAAATATATTTCTTTAGCAAATCTTGCAAACGTACAAACAACAAACATAGATGCGGTAAATCAACGTTATTGCGATATTCCTTACATTTGGCAAAGTGCAACAACGCCCTCAAGTAATTACTATGCAGGTGGGAATATAGTTGAATTTTACAGCCCTACAAACGTGTTACTTCAATCCTTTACTTTCAAGCCGTTAGCAGAATGTAGATACACTCCCGTAACGATTGATTTTATAAACAAATTAGGAGGTTGGCAACGAGTATTTTTCTTTAAAGCATCAATTGATAAAATTACAACAACAAGCGAAGATTATAATTTCCTTACAGCCGTTCCAACAGTCAATCAATGGACTGTTTCAGACGGGCAAACAAGGCAAATGAATCGAAACGCACGAAGAAAAATAACAGTTAACAGCGGTTCAGT